TTCTTTTAACTGATCTAGGCATATATTTGTTTCCACGCATCTGATTATTTAATTTATTGTTGGTTATTTGAGCAGAATTACCACTTCCTTGTGCGAAAGTTGAACCATCACCTACGTTATGTCGAATTAAACCTCCAATTGACCCTGTACCTTCTTCTCCCTTCTGTCTTGCATCTCCATTATGTGGTAAACCTTGTTCTATAGGTACTCCAAACTCCTCGTCATCCTCATCAGATTCGGTTTTCTTTGGTTGAGGTAATCCACTTCCTATCCATGTATCTTGACTAGCCTCTTGAGTATACATCCTATGTGCATCTCCCTGTGAGTTTGAATGGTCTCTATTTTTCTTTTTTCCTGTTGTTTCTTGTTTAATACCTAATGGTTCTAAAAGAAGTCTTTCTAATGTTTTTGGCATTTCATCTATTATCTTATCTCCTGTACTCTGTGGTCTCGCTTTGTCTGTTTTTTCATATGGATGGTCTTTTGAATATTGTTCTTCTATTTTTCTTTTAATCCTGCTTAATTTATCTTTAATATCTCCCAATGATGATGTTTTATGTTCTAATTTTTTTCTTTTTTTATCTGCTATTATTTTATCCAAAGCGTCTTCGTCAGGTAGTTTTTTTGCCTCTCTCCTTGAAAGAGTACCCATTCTTTTCTGCCAAGGGTCTTTCTGTCTACTTAGTTTTCTTGCAGTTTGAAATTCTGCTAGAGTCATACCATCAGGTAACTTACTTTCTGCTAATATAGCACTATTAGCTGAATAACCTTCCCCCCTTGGTTTAGGTTTAGTTGGGTTCTTCTGGAATGGACTACTTCTTTTTCTCTTGATTATATCATCCAGAGATTTGATTTTCTTTTTTCCTTTCTTTCCACTTAATACTGATGAAAGTTCCAATGCATCGAATTTTGGTTTTGGTTTTTTATTCCTTGCATTTATTTGGGCTATTAATTTATCTAAATCAGCTTCTGTTGGTAATATCCTTTTCTCAGACTGATAAGATCTTGGATTTTTCAATCTTTTTTTAGCTCTTTCTGCTTGAACTTCTTTAAGTGTTTTACCTTCATCGGATGCTCTTCCTTCAGCTCCTACAGGTGAATGCGATGATGGTTTTCTAACAAATTTTAATGCATTATCTATAATTGCTTTCTTCTCTTCATCATATAAAACATCTTTTTTACCTCTTTTTCTTTTACCCATCTGTGATAATAATTTACCTAATGCGTTAGTCTTCTTCTTTTCTTTTTTAGGTTTATCTTCTTCTGGTTCTTCTACTTTATGTCCTCTTTTAGGAAGATAAAATTCTGCACCATGTCTACCCTTTTTCGCCTCTTCTTCCTTTTTTCTTTTTTTATCTTCTATTATTTCTTTTAAGGCGTTAAAGTGAATAGGTTTGTCTATATGTGTTTGATATTTGTTTTCTTTATTTGGGGTTTCTGGACGAGTTTTTTTTTTACTTAGCATCGTTTTTATTTCATCTGCAATAAACTGTGATTTCAATTTGTCTGAAGACTTGATTGCATTAGCTTCAGATTCATATAAATCAGACATTCTGGTCTCTTTCTTCTGTCCATGATGTATATTCTGTGGTTTATGCTTACCGTCAATAATTAACTGACTTTCTACTTGTTGAATTGTTTTTTTATTTTTCTTTTCAACCTCTTCCTTCTCAGTTGAAACTCTTGGACTGTCAGGCATTTGTGAAAAGTTAGTTGATGTATCAGTTCCATATGGTGAATCTTTTGTAATACCATGTTCTGATAAAGGTTTATTACAAGTTGGACATATCATATTTTGCTCTTCTTTTGATAAGAACATATCAACTGTATTTATGTATTTTTGTGCATCTGATTTTTCTAATTTTTGTTGAATAGCTCCACACCATCCTTCTGGATTATCTTTATCTTTGTTATTATTAACACATTGTTGGAAACTACCACTTCCACCTTTACCGTCTGGTATAGGCTTTGTAATGTTTTCTCCTTTCTCTACACCTTCTGCTTGTTCTTCATCGGCAGTAGGGTTGTTTGCTGCAAGTGATTCATCTTGGTTTCTATGGCTAATAGATTCTTCATCTCTACTTACTCCTTTTTCCTGTCCATTTGAACCGTTATTCTTTTCTATAAAACAACCTACACTGTTACATCTAATAACAAGTTTGTCATCTCTCTTCTCAGAGTTTGTAAAACTTTTTGCAACTTGGTTGTAGTCTGTGATAACTGCTAGTGGCACTGCTGGTTCCTTACAAACAGCTACCTCATAATGTTCTAACTTTGATAATGCATATGCTATTGAACCGTCTTTCATTCTCATTGGTTCTCTGTCAGCTTTGGTTGCTCCACCAAATGATAATCCCTTATATTCACCAGTTTTAATTTTACTCCATATCTCATTATCCAATTCATAGTCCTTATGAATCATTCCAGTGATTTTTATTGCTGGGTATATATCACCATCTGGACTCTCGTAATTAGCTTTTGCAAAGTTGATACCTTTACCTACTATCCTATTGGAGTGTGTATCACTGATTGGTGCTCCTCTAGCCATCCAAACAGGTAAAACTTTGTATAATTCGTCGACAATTGTAACTTCTCCCTGCTTATCCTTGACTTGGACTGTTAAATAGCCCTCAAAGAACCGTTGATCTGAGTCAACTGGTTCCAAGCTCTTAGTAATAAGTTGGGAGAACTGTAATATTGATTCTTCATCCATGAATGAGTGTCTACCTATTAATATATAAATATTCATGAAAAAGGGGAAAGGGGTGGGTTATTCGCCCAAAATATACCTCTTACTCTTTTTTTGCTTTGGAAACAGCGAAGTCTGCTGCGAAACCAGTGGTCAAACCTATTAAGGCTAAACCAACCTCTCCAATGCCTTCAACTGCAATAGTTTGTGCTATTGCGACTGCTGCAAATGTAGAGATGATTAAAGCACCTGCGAGTTTCCTTGCCGAGTAAGATTCATCTTCTCTATGTAGGTAACCTCTTAGTGTGTTTAACCCTGCACCAACGACTGCTGCGCCAACAGTTATTAATACTGGATCTACCATGAAAATTTGATTTCAAATACTCTTATAAACTTTGTGTCAATCTTTTATAAGCTTACTGACTAAATCTTCCATGTTTGAGTCAGCTTTGTCATGAATTCTATTAGTTTGTCTATCTAGAGCAGTTGCTAAAATAATCATGGCTCTCTGTAACTGCTCCACTTTTTTACAGAGATCACTTTGGGTATTACTCAGTTTTCTGAAAAATGCAAGTAATGTACCTCCTATTCCTAGGATTAATGCTAGTACTATTTCTGTAAATAGACTATCAAGCATTTCAATCATATAAATACGTAGAAATGGATGTATTTAAATTATTCAGCTATTAATGGTTTCAAACGTTTGTCTGCTATCATTTGTAAAATTATATTCGGATCTCTTACCATAATTTCAACGAATTCATCACTAACAGATGAAGAACCACCAATAAATCTTCCACACACATAACAAATATAAAATGTTATATAGGGATTGTTTGGGTCATAATACCCATACGTTTTACTTTTACATTCGTCACAATTGTCATTTTCACTCATGAAATGAAATGCAAACGCTTATTAATAAGGATTAAGTTCCCATTATAATGGGAATAGCTTTTTACGTTTATGAAAACTTAGATGAGTTTGCAAAATGGTATAAAGATAAGGTTGAAGAGAAAAGAGAAGTTAATGAATCATGCATACTTGTATCAGATATGTATATCAAACCAAAAGAAGAAAAATTATTAATATCATTAAAAAATGAAACGTTGTTCAAAAACCCTGATGTTTCACGTTCTATAGCTTGTTATCAAGATTCTAATATTTTAAACTACATAACTGACGAACATATTCTTGTGTTATATGATAAAGTTCAATTTGACCCTAAAAAGAATCAATTACAATTTTATCCTAAAAAAATAGGTAAACCAATGTTAATAGTACCAGTAGGGAGATATTATGGTGATATTCCAAATAAAAAACAAACAATTGAATGGGCTTTCAAATTCTTTGACTTACACGCAAATAGAGTAAATTTTATTCTAAAAGAGAAAAAATAACTATCTTTTATTCTGTGAACCGTCGTTCATTAAAACAGACCAATCTTTTCCTAATTTCTTTTTCATTTTAATCCAGAATGGGTCAGCACCAAACATACCACCTTTCTTATTATATGCTTTAGTGACATTTGCTATTTTTCTATGACAACTCCTACAGAACCTTGCATTAATCTCCTCAATGTGAAATTTATGTTCTCCACAGAAATAACATAATCCATACATTTTATCAGACATTTTTGCCAATAATGGTTCTCTTCCTCGCTTACCAGCACAATCACCACATATTGTAGCTATCGTGGCTGCAGCAACATCCCTTTTGAAACAGTTTATACATATAGCCTCTTTATAATGGTCTACATGGGTATATTCATCGGCTTGATGATTTTTCCAGAGTTTTTTGGTAAAATCATTGTCTCCAGAGTTGTTATTTAATGAAGTTGCCATTACTTACCTGCCAATTTTACTTTCTTCAAAGCATCCTGTAGTATAATGTATATATTGTTACAAGAATAGTGGTTTACACCCTGTTTTCTCGATTCCTTCTTTATCTCTTCTATTGTATCATCAATAGTACTAAAGTTAGGATTATAAACATTGGTTATTGTTTTTGGTTCAACTTTATCCTCTACAACTACACGTTTATTTTTTTTAATTGAATCTACTACTTCATCTGCAATTGATTCTAATCTAATTTTACCAGCAGTGTCTACAGTATCTTTCTTAATTTTCTTTGCCATCTTCCCACCTCCTTACTTGCTCAAACTCCTGTTTAACTAAATCTCTTGCCTCTCTTACAGTCATACCAGCCTTTCTTAACTTGTCAACGGTTTTTGTTTTCTTCCATCCAAAGTCAACTGCGTGTTGTAATGTTTTCTTTACTACTTCAAAGTTGGCTGGTGTAATTCCATCAGGATAACTCTTTTTACTCATACTTGTGCCTTTACCACTTGATGGTGAACCTTGTGCAATTCCACCAATGTCTGATGGTCTTCTATTCTTTGGTTCTCCTTGCATAGATTGTCTTTCCTCTACTGGTGCTGCAGTTCCTCTTCCTCTACCTGTTTTAGCCATAACATCACCCAATAACATATCTTTCAATGGTAATACAGGGTCTTTACTAACTTTAAAGTCTCCTGTGTGTGTTCTTGATACTTCAAAGCCCATTCCTTGTAATGCCATCATATTTTCAATCTCCGTACCTTCAATTTGTAACTGCATTAACTCATCTGTCTCTTCTCCTTGTTTAAGTTTAATATCCCAATCCTCAACACCCAATATTTCAGATAATTTTCTAAAGAATGACTTTAGTAAAATATCTTGACCCCATTTCACTGCTCTATTTGTAATTGTAACTTGTAAACCTTCTTGTGACCAACCAGAAGGCATTTCACCATAATAGAGTGGTAATACACCGTAAATAGCTCCTATAATCTGTCTTAACTCTTGCCTTACTGCTATAAACTCTAATTCTTTTAATGAACCAGTAAAGTCTAACCACTGTGCAAGATTTTTACCACCTTTCTCCTGTTCTACAAGTAATGGGTGTATCATGTATGGGTCTTCGGTTGCTTTTTGTTCTAAAGCATCCCATGACTTTCTAAACGTTTCATAATTACGTGATGCAATAACTAACATACCTCTTGGTGGTCTCATCTTATCAAAGTATTTTCTAACATATTCATCCATGTGTGATAAGGACATTGCCTTTGACCAAATTGAATAAATTGGTGAGTAACCGTAAATTAGAGCTGGTTTATACTTTCCAGCCTTCCAGACAACCTCTCCGTCACCATAAATAACTCTTTTTGGTTGTGGAATACCTAGAGAGTATACAGAGTTAACTTCAAGAACTGCTTTAATAGCTTCAGCTCCACATCTATCACATAATGGTTCTTGTAATCTTCTATCTCGATGTTCAAAACGTGGGCATACCCAAATTTTATTTCTTTTATCATCAAAACCAATTCTACCATCACTGTCAGCTATCATTGCTACTTGTGGTGGGTCTATACGAATAACTTCCTTAATCTCAGTCTTATCATGATCAATTTTACCTGTACTATCGTCAATATAGTAATTTTTCAATAAAAGCATATATGCATTATCAGCTATCTCTAAATCTCTCTCTAATTGTCTAGAAACGTCTTCTATGGTTTGGTTGTTACCGTTAATCGGTTTATCGATTAATTTTTGTAGTACCTTTCGGTTGTGTGGGTCTGGTCTTACAAGTTTGTTACTTCCACACGTATCACACTGCATTAATTGTTTTTTTCCTTCCTCTTTCGCAAGTATCTCTTCGGCATGACTGTCGTCTGGGGTATCTGTTGATAACGGTTTGTATTCAAACTCTTTTCCACAATCACCACATCTGTATTTAAAACGTTCAACAACTTCAAATCCATTTTTGAACATTTCTCTGTTAAGTGTTTCTACAGGTATTCTAATGGCATCAATATTATCTGCTAATTCATAAATCATAATTAATGGGAATGGAAATATAGGTAACTTAGCACCAGTATCGGTACTCATGTAAGGTTGTGCTATACTAGGTCTTGATGTGGTATTTGTATAACTTTTATTAGTGTTTCTAAATACACTCTTAAATTTATCTATAAATCCCATATAAACGTGTTATTACTCTCACTTATAAACTTTGTCAGATTTTGTCAGTTTTTGTATTGTTTTTCACCATGAACTTTACAAAATGGGTTTCTCGAACCATTCATTCTTGCACAGTCACAACTAGACGACTTTGTGTGGGTATGTTCCTTATCTCCACCTACATGAGAATGTTTGGTACCATCTTCGTGTTTATGTTCAACTTTTTCATCTTTAGCCATAATAAATAAATTACCTTTACTTATATAAAGATTAACCCTAGTAGTGTGAGTTTGCATACCTGTAGTAAAGGAGGACTGGTTTAACGAGCCAGCTAGGGCAACTTTATAACCGTTCTATTTAGTATAAAAATATGGTAGAGTTAGAACCAGAAGACTTTAGTGCGTTACTACGTTGGTTTGAAAAAGCATGGGGTAATAAACGACCAGAGGAAATCCCACTTACAGATAGACGTACCTTTTGGAAACTCACGTTCCTGTGCGAAGACCGTCTTCATGAACTTCGTGACGAAATCGATAAAGACGAATAGTCGTGCCGAAGGCACGAGTTTTTTTGGTTGAGGTAGATTTATAAACGTTGACTTCGTAAACGTTTCGTGGAAAAAGTTGTCGGAACCAAATGGAAATACAAATGTTACAAATGTAGCCTGATGTTTGAATCATCATCAGATGCCAAAATGCATACGTTTATATCTGGACATCACCCAACCAAGTTAGGATGAAATCAGGATTATTATTACTTGGATTAATATTCATGGCAACAGGGTTTTTATTGCCTGTAGGAATTGCTCTAATTCTAATATGGCTATACACAGATGTCAAGAAAGACTATCTTGTAACCAAAGATGAAAAGGAATATAAGGAGCAAACACATATGAATTATGAGGAGATGCAGAAATGGAGATAAAATGCGTAACATGTTGGAGAACCTTTGAAAAGGCTGACATTTGTAAATATAATGGAAAGAATACCTGTACCAAGTGTGCAGCCAAATTCTTAAAGTATGCGTTTGGGAGGGAGAAATGAAACTGTGTGAGATGTGCGACAGTCAAGTTCATGTGAGATTATTACAACTTATGAAAAATGGTCAACTATTACATGTGTGTGAGTCATGCATACCAAGTATGTTTAACACAGGTTTTAGGCTTTTGGACTATCCCAATGGTAATATAATACCATGGTCTATGGAAGAGAATTGGGATTGGGTTGTTAAGGTTAAAGAAGGAAGGAGACATGGCAGCAGATCCAATTAGTGACCTTCTCAATCTTCTAAAGGAGAAGTGGCTTCCTGATGAACAGAAGAAGATGATAGAATCTATGATTATACAGTTAATAGAGGAGATGCACGATAATATGGTAAAAGGTGAAAAGAGGGGAGACTTACCGTGGCGATAACCAATAAGGACGTGGAGAATATTATGTGTGTTGCCTGTAATGAGTTAATCAAGGATCACTCTAAGAGAGGGTTAGGTAGGTGTCTGTTCCGTATTCAAGGTACTATGGTTTCAAATGGTCTCTCCCCTTACAAAGCCCATACTGAAGATAGGATTGAGGATCAGAAATGACGAAACGAAAAGATGGTACTAAGAAGTATGGTAATACTGGTATATCATACCGTGTGTTGAGTGAGGCTAGTGGTTGTTCCGAATATAAGATAATGGCTTATGTAAGGTTATTAGAACCTATAGTGGATGATTTGAAATGACGTGTTATGCCAATAAACGGTTAAAGTCCAAAAGAGACTTTGAGATGTATCAGATGTTTGGATGTCCTTACTGTGAGAATAATTTATATTGTCCTCCACCTGATAATATAAAAGATGAAAAAGATAAATGCTAATGAGATTAAAGAATTTAAAAAACGTATTCATCAATTACAAAGTTTAATACCTCACTTTACTATATCTGGAAATTTTAAGGTTGAGATAAAGACCTTACAGAAACAAGTTGAGAAACTATCAAAATGGATGAATTTCTAATTTATACCTTGCCACCGATTTGTATGTATATAAATGTTTAAAAATAGGATTTTCTCTCTACGCACCAGCGGAGTACCGTAAAGTACCGTACTTTCGTGGAATTGTTTTAAAATTTGAAAAAAATAAAAAAAAGAGAAGATTGTTTGAGTTTCGTAAATCGTCGTCGATTTATTCAGCTACAAACATCGTACCGATACGTGAACATTGCCAATCATCTTTTGTTGCTTTTCGTAAGAATGCAACCAATTGCTCTCGGTCTATTACGTCGGTCTCTGGGTGTTTTGAATTGAGTTGTTTTCTCTCAATGATACCTTCGTCTCTCATGAATTCCACGATGGACTCAAGATTCTTGGCATCGACTTTAATCGATTTACCTTTCGATTTTGTGGTCGATGTCTGAAGGTTCAAAACTTCACCTTTCAAGTTATTCAAATCTGCGATAATGTTTGAATCGTGTGATTCTACATCGCTTGATAGATTCTCTAACTTTTTGGCGATTGTCTTAACATCTGTCATTAATCGATTATCGATCTTCATCATATATATATCATGGTATTGTCTGATTTGTCATGACTGGCACGACAGATTGGACATTGTGTTATATCCCTATATCGACTCGTCGTCGTGTATTAATGGTGAATCTGTACACGTCGATCGTCGTAAAAAAAATAATTTTTTGTACACGTCGATCGATCGTCGAACGAATAAAAAAATAAAAAATAAACGTCGATCGTAGAACGATCGTAGTCGATCGATAGTACGACGATACCCTATATAAACGTTCGTCTATCGTTCGATAGAACGTCGTGTGGCACCTACACCATTCGATCGTCGTCGATATCGTTCGATACTACTCGATAGTCGTTCGATAGACTACTACGTATACTGTTCGTTATGCTATTACTATTACTATACGATTCGTATATTGATGGTATAAGGAACTAATACTATACACGTCGACCGTAGTTGTATCTACGATAAATCGATAGACTTATATTACGCCTACGTCGTCACGTATTTCGATAGTATACTACGAATCAAAACACTCGAATCTATGCCAATTACTCTAACGAATAACTACTACTACTACTATTACTATGTCTATTACTATTATTATTATATGATATGTATACCGTAACTAATAGGAGAACACCAACATTTATATTACCACCTCACATAGACCCACCATGGCAAAAACCAAGAATCCGAAATGGTCTTACAGAGTTAGTACTATAGCTAGAGGGATGTTTGAGGTACTTCTAGACGGTACTAAGAGTGGTAAATGTACTATTAGTATAGTCATGCCACAAAGAGACTGGTTCGTAAGAGTTAGAGGATTGACCACCTCTGATTATGCGATACTAAGGGCAACCAGACTCTTAAGATATGATAGAAACACTAAAACGTTTACTATTAGTGACCCACTAGTGATAGGAAAGCTAGCTAGAATGGGTGTGAAACCAACACTAATACGTACTAATGTACCTCAACTAGTTGAATAAACTAGGAGGAAACACATGAAAAACAAGAAACGTGTGAAGAGTGACTTTGTAGGAGAACCTACCTCAACCCTAGAGGATATACGTAAAGAGGTCTCTAGTTCTACGAAGTATAGACAAGTGAAGGAGGCACGAGAACTAGCTCGTAAGTTAATGGGAATCCCAGACTTACACAGCATAAAGTTTGTGACCAAGAATAAGACTCGACTACTACGTCTTTATAGACTAGAGAGTAGAGTACATAAGTTCTTAGAATCAGTGTTAGTATCTGATTACTCCCAGCAAATAGTCTATGCTCGTAAGGAAGAGTTGCTCAAAATCAACAAGGAGATACGAGCATTCAATGAGTATCGTGTACGAAACCCACTACTATCTATGGGTCTTCCTGAACTGGAAGAGATAGACATGGAAAAGATTCAAGAGATAGACTTCTTGTATCTAGTAGACGAGAACAACAAATGGTCTCTTGCCTCATCTCTTAAGGAAGAGATTCAAGAGTTTAAATCCAGACTCGTAGAGAATTTGTCAATCTCTACACATAGTATAGGGTGTGGATTCGGTGACTGTACCAAAGGAGTAAAGAGAATCATTACTCGTGAGGATAAAGAGTACGATAAAATGCTCGAAGTAGATAAGACAAACCACTGGTATTGTAAGAGGTGCAAGTTTGGTTGGGTTAACTACGAGGAGGGTATCTCTTGTTAGAATTGGAGGGTGGAAACACCTTCCTTCCTTTTTTGATTAACGTACTAATCCCTGTAGCTACAGTAGTAGGCAGAAAGGATGAATGCATACAATGTATCACGTTCCTTAAAGGAGAATGGTGGTAGTCTATAGATTAGGTTAATATACTATAATATCTACACGATATACTATGACAGAACAATTCAGAGGTGTCGAAGACATCGTAGAATCTGGAATGATATTTGCATACACAGATTTACTACGTGACTTGTGGCAAATGCAAGGTAACACTGATAAGGAAGAGTTCGACCAGTTCCTAAAGCATGTGTTAGTTAAGACGCACAAAGAAATCAATGTTAGTATTAAATATGTTAAGGAATTACTACACGTAATGGACATAGATAATGTAATGATGATGAAGAAGAACATCTTAGGTATGGTAGCATTGAAGTACCCAGATTTTATCGAGAAACTCATAGACATTGAGGCAATGGATAAGATACTACCCAAACTATCACCAGCGAAAGAGGCACAGATGAGGAGACTTGCTCAACAAATGACTGACGAGTTAGTAAGAAAGACACGATGGGAGGATGAAGAGTGATGAACAAGTGTTATAAATGTCACGAGACATACACAGAAAGACCAGCACAATCTAGAGAGGATGGTTCACCAATCTGTCCTCGTTGTGGAGAGTACGAAGCTTTCATGATATACTGTAAGACCCACCACTACGACGGTAGTTAACAATGCCCTGTTCATTCTGTGGTAGTAAGTTTAGATACCTTGGCACTACTACTGTTGTAGCTGAGTTATCAACACCACTACGTATCAATATCTTTTATTGTGACAAATGCCAAAACATTATAGCTTTCGATGCTAATGTGAAGAAGAAACCTACAGTAAAGAAGGTAGATAAGATGCCGAAATATGTAGAGCCAAAGCTTGTACTTACACCTGAAGAAGTAGAGATACGTAAGAAACATAAGATGACCGACAAACAACTCGAAGAATACATTAAAGAATGTAAGGTAGATAAGAGTTAGATGTAATATCTAATACAACACCAACATTTATATTGGGCAACCTATATAATTCTGGGCATGGCAAAAACAATTGCACATACAAATGATACGAGAGGAGTGGTGGCTTACTGAATAGTATAACCTAACTAATTATATTCGGTGAGTAAAATGAACCGAGAAGATATTAAAGAACAACTAACTAACAAGGCACGAGACCTTGCACAAAACTCTGTTACTAAGAAGAATTACGTAGAGATTGTAAGAAACGATGAGTTCCTAGACTTACTAGATAAACTTATGAAACAATCACCTAACGTAGTAAAGAAGGCAACCAAACCAACAATGGCAAAGTACCAACCTGTCGAAGAACTAACTACTAAGATACCTTTCGCTCCTATTGCGTTTGACCAATACGAACCTGTTAGATTAGGTGAGTACGTTGAGACCAAGAGTGAGTTGCAAGATATATTAGACATTGCACAGAACAAAGAGATACCTAACATTCTAATCGAGGCTGGAAAAGGTACAGGTAAAACAACTCTTGCTTATGAACTAGCTACTCTATTGAAAGAAACTTATGGTAAATGTAATATCATATCAATCTCATGTAGTAGTGGTTTAAGAGAGGGAGACCTACGAGGTAGATACCAACTAAGTGTTGATGAGAATGGTAAAGAGATATCAATCTTCGTTGCTGGTATTTTAATAGAGGCAATTCAATCTGCATTAAGAGATGGTGTTGCAGTACTATATCTAGATGAGTTGAATGCATTAGAACCAGAACTACAGAAGATGTTGAACTCATTACTTGATGCACGTAGATGTTTGTCAGCTAATGGTCATATGTTTAGAGTAGGAGATGCAAGACTAATTGTTGTGGCAACACAAAACCCATCTACTTATTCAGGTGTCCAAGAATTGAACGAGGATTTGAGAAGTAGATTTGTTGGAGACATCTGGGATTACCCATCACAAGAACATCTAGAACAGATTGTTGATTGGACTGGAGTACCAGACGATGCTAAACAAGGAATCACGCAACTAGCAACAGACACATACAACTATAGAACCAAGGGTGACGTAGAGTATGTCTTGACAGTGAGAGACCTCAAAGACTTCTGTGAAGTGTACCGTATATTTAATGACCCAAAACAAAATGCAGATGCATTAACTGTGTTGCGTAAGACATTAGATAAGACAGTACTAATCAGGTACAGTGATTCAACAGAACGTGAACTCATACAACAATCAATCAACGACACGTTTGATTGGTCAGAGAACTAGGAGGTACTAAGAAATGAAATGGATATACAATATATCTAAAGGAGAATGGGAGGAGGCAACACCTAATCCCTTCTTCGTTCCTTTTTCTGAATACTTCACAGACAAAGATTACTACGAGAAGAGAAAACATATTGTTGAGAAGATAACTGGTAAGAAGATAGCAATCACATATACTAGAGAACCAAATTCTATACATAACAATGGTCAAGGAGAGTTTGCAACTGAGAAGGCTAAGATTGAATACGTTATCAATCTAACTGACCCACCTCTTAAAGAAGTTGATATGAAATCAGCTTACTACCACGAGCAAGGACATGCATTGTGGGAGAGTTTTGTATCTAATGGTATGACAATCTGTAGAGACTATGGTAATAGTTACGTAGTAAAGAGATGGAAAGAGTTAGGTATGTTAGCTGTCGTTGATGGTAAAGAACAGATAGTATTCAAGGACAAGAAAGGTAGAGAGATTTTGCCTGACCCAATACTATTCGAGAGGTTCAATAGATTACTTGAATCACATAAAGGATTTGCACGTAGTACATACATGACAGTCTTTAATGTGTTAGAAGACCAGAGGATTGAATCATTAACTAGCAGAGTATGGTTGTCAACTAAGGGAATGTTTAAAGAGTTAAGGCAGAACCTTGCCTCTACTTGTCAAACATTTGAATCACCAGTTGATAAACTACTTGCAGTTAGATTCACTCATCCATCAATGTTTGACGTAGAACATGTGTACCATGATGCAATAAAGAATGTAGAATACACAGATAAGTTTGGAGCAATCATTGAGGTTCACAAACTACGTAAAGACATTGACGAGTGGATTGAAAAACAACTGAAAGAAAACATGAAGAAAGTAATGGACAACTATAATGCAATAGCCAATGGTGGATTTGGAAAGAACGAACAAGAGGAATTGCAAAAACTAAAACAAGAGATAAAACAAGCACCAGACAAAGCAGTCGTAGAGGTGGAGTCAAGGATTAATAAGTTCAAAGCAATAGAGAAACTTCAAGGTATGGACAAGAAACAAATGGAACAGGCAAAGAAACGTGAGCAACAACTAACTAGAAGTGTGAACAAGATGAAGAGAGAAATGTCTACCACCAATAAAGAATGGGAGACCAAAAGAAAAAGAGTGGAAGAATTAGAGAGGAAAGAAACAGAACATGGAAGTGCAAGAGAAAGAATAAGATCAGAACTAAATGGTTCAGCTAACACTATGATTGAGAAAGGTAATAGTGAATTTGCTAAGAATCCAACTGGTAATCATGAGGCTTGTTCACATGAGAATAAAGCAGAACTGGAAGAGGTAATGGAAAAACTAAAAGCTGGTGGACTAACTAATGAGAAGAGCAAGGCAACAGCACGTAGAGAGATAAGCAACATACTATCAAAACTACAAGAACTAGAAGAACCAGAGAAACCAGCACATATCCTAGTAGATAGTAATTACCAGAACAGAGAAGTGGGTGAGATAACCGACCTTAATGCAACAGCTACAAGATATCTAAAGAAAACATTCGACAAGATTGTTGCAAGTAGAGTTACAAAAGTAACAGAGAATGGCATGGAAGTAGATACTGAATCATACATAGCAAGAAAACAACGAGGTTATGGTGAGTTTATGATAGGTGAAGAACCTCAACGTGGTCTCAAAGTAATAGTATCTATAGATGGTTCAGGTTCTATGAGATATGATGACCGTATAAATATCTGTAGAAGAATGATTGCAACAATGTTCAAATCAATAGAAGGATTACCACACGTACAATTGATAGCAAATGTATGGTCAGCAGGTAGAGATGGAGATGTATGTATAACACCTATCAGAAAACTATCCGAGTGTAGACATATTGGTATAGACAGTCACTACGTATACACACCAACACATGAAGCACTAAGATATGCAAGACAAGAGATAACAAACAGTGGTAATGGTAAGAAACTATTCATCATGTTAACTGATGGACATCCACAATACTTTGACCCTGTTAGTAGGGCTGCAATAGATGATAAAATCCTAGTGAGAATGGCAAGAAAAGAGTTTACCAAACTGAATAGATTATGCAAGAACTCATTTGCATTAGGTATATCAACTTCTGGTCTAGGACGAAGACAATTGACAGAAGTATTCAAGAAGAACATAGTATATGTCAAAAACGCACAACAAGCTGAAGGTATAGTGTTGAAGAAATTCAGACAACAAGTAATAGATACAATGAAGAGAAGATAGACATGAATAATTATTATCGTGATCTGTTTAAAACATTGAAACTACAACAAGGAGAGGTTCACTCTATGAATGTAGGTGGAGAAAGAATAGTGAAACCATATGCAACACGAGTAGCTGGTGTAAGACTATCAGGTACATGGTTGTTAGAGAACATGAAGTTAGATAGAAAGTCTAGTAAAGACTGTGAGTGTTGTGGTCACAAGCATTTGAAATACCAGTACTTCATCAACAATGAGTTAGGTGAACGACTACTGGTTGGTTCTGAATGTGTTGTCAAGATATGTGATGACCAAGAGGTTGAACGTATAATGACAGGTGTTGAATCATTAAAGAATTCAATAGATAGAAAATTCAGAGAGACATTGTTGAAAGACCAACTACGTGATTGGTTGGAAACAAACAATCTTGTGTTGTTGGAAATCAACGAGGAGTATAAGAAAGAGTTTGAGGCACAACATGGTAGTGAGTTAGGTTACTACCAAACTGACAGACTAGCAAGATTCTGGAGAAGTATGACAGCACAACTACGATACACATCGGCAGCAACTATACGTACGAAGATAAACACTCAACTCAAGTGGTTAGGTTGTGATGTAGTGAAATGCCCAACAGCTAGACTATCCAAAGAACATAAGGAAGAGTTAGAACAGTTGAAAGAAGATGGTATTCAACAGTTCATCATGAGTAACTACACAGGTATGGAGAAGAAGAGAAGTGAACAGAACACTTCTTAACTCCCCTTCTTTTTGTATCGTGTGTGGTAAACCACCAGACGAATACAAACTAATCAAGCATCACGTATCGTATTACCCAGAGATTATAGCTCATGTCCACTACGAATGTCATAAAAAAATCCATGACTCTACGTGGTCACCGTTCATCCAATACAAACGTGGTGAATCCAAAAAGTTCTACGACGAGAAGGGAGACAACAAACCTCTTGTCGAGTAATTCCTCTCTTAATTGTACACCAATTAAAAGACCAAAAAAGACATCTACTCCAATGACGTACGAGCTAGCTCAAAAATTAACTGGAGGTTTAACCACTACGACGAAGATGCCATGTAAATCATATAGTATTCCTTCTTCTATGTGTCTTATAGGTGGTCAATTAAGAAAAGTAAAAGGTTCTGTTTGTGAGCATTGTTATACGTATAGATATAGAAGATTTCCAAATGTTATAGAAAAACAACAGGAACGTATAGCAACACTAATCCAGCCACGATGGGTAGAAGCAATGGCATATCTAATAAAAAGTGAGAGTAATAGATTTTTTAGATGGCATGATTCTGGAGATTTACAAGGTATTTGGCATTTGAAAAAGATAGTAGAAGTAGCAAGACTAACACCAGAAGTAAACCACTGGTTGCCTACATTAGAGGTACAAAT